GGTGTCATCCCAGGTTATTTTGCCTTTGACCTTAATTTGCTCAAGGTCAGGCATACCATTGGGTGTAGCCTTGGTGAAGAAGTGCTTGACCGCTTGACCATCTTGGCGAAGGAAGATAACACTTTGGCTTTTGTCATCTTTTTTGACGATGGCGGGTGAAATCTCAACGTTGATGTCGAGGTTTACGTTTGGTAGTGCCTTGAGAAAAGATGTCGCATACCCACTTGAGTAGTTCATCTCGAACTGGTATACTTGGTCATTGGCCGGTGATTTGACCTTAACCACCCAAAACTTACCATACTCACTCTCCTTAGTTGTCACTTCTTTGATGTGACCAATGAGTGAGGTGTAAAATAGTTCGTGTACAGTCTTACCGACTTTGTTGACTCGTGACACTGCGTTTGGTGTGCCTTCGTCAACTCTACGAACGAACTTACCATTGCTAACGGATAGGAATGTAATCCCTCCATTTTGTGTTTGACTTTCTTGTAGTCCCATTTTGTTTATTTATTATAGTTAAGAAAAAAATAACGCTTACGATATGTTTCAAGGAGCATTGCAACCGCCTCGTGGTAGGCTTTGTGTTCGACTATTTGAGAATACTTATCTTCAAAGGAGTATATCTCGTGCATTACCTTATCGCTTGACTCTTTAGTCATTTGGAAGATCTCCAAACAAATGCGATTGTAATCGGAGTAGAAGATGCGCGGGATGTCATAACCGCTTAATTTTTCTGTTTCGATTGGTTCGTATTCTGCGAATAAGTACAACCCAATGATAATACTAAGCAGCAGTAGGAGTATTAGTATGTACATCATAGTTAGTAAGTGTTTCGATGATTGTGCGATAAGTGATTAGTCTGATGTTACCGTGGTTCTCGGCTTTATTAATAGTTGCCGTAGTAAGACCCGTTAATTGAGCCAATTTCTCTTGGGTTAGTCCCTTCTCTTGTCTAAGTTTTTTAATCTCTACCATTTCTTGATGAATTTTATAATTGAATTAATAATGCGTGATAGGGGGGATTGGTTGTAATCCATATGCCACTCGGTGGGATAGTAATTGGTTGGTTTGATGTAGTACATCCCAACTCTAAATTCGCGTATCCATTCTTGTTCGGTAAGTTCTCTTTTCATATAGGTTTGTTGATATGCAAATGTACAATAACAAAACTACAATAAACAAATATTTTTATAGATTTATTTATAGATTAAGTGTAGTTAGGTACATAAAGAAAGAAAGCCCCTCGTAGAAACGAAGGGCGTAATCAACCGCCTATATAAGAAAACCCGACCTAATTACTTCCATCTTGTAGGGGCATATTCTCGTGATCTTCCACCCTACGATATGATTCACGCCAAAGCGTATTGGTAAGTATTACGGATTGTTTTATGACCTCCTCCTCCTCAAGTTGAGGCAATATGATATGTAGACACTCGTGAAGCAAAATTTCAAGGTGTTTGCGACCTTTGAGGCGTTCATCAATCTCAATGTAGTCACGCCCGTGGGCAATGCCCCACGCCTTTTGCTTACCCAATTTGGCGTATTTGACTTTAATGTATTTTGCCATTGATAATTTGATAATTTTTAACACTAAAATTACCATCATCGTTCACTACGATATGGGCAAATCCGTGCTGGTAATTACTTACCAGGGGGTTGTAGTCAGGCTTGAGTTCACAAAGGGAGCCAGTAGACCAACACCCAAATGACTCGCCATCTAAGTTAACCTCAACGTGGTTACTCACCTTATGAACGTGACCTATTATGACACTTTGCTTAGCCTTCATCCACGCTCCACGAGCGGAGTTCACGGGTGAGAAAAAACCCTTCATTATATGATGGCCGTGCGTGATGGATAACTTACCCGCCTTGACAAGCACGTTGTCCGGTATTATTTGGATATTTTCCTCGCTAATCTTTAGCCTGGTGTGTAGGTGATAATACTCATCATCAAAAATCTCATACACCTTGGTCATTAGCCACTTTTGGTAGCGTATGTCGTGATTGCCCAATAGCCAATAAATAGCGGCCTTTGGGAATGTTTTACGCAAAGATTGTAGGAATTGCTTGGTGAACACAAACTCCTCCCTTACGGAGCGTTTGCGTGGGTCTTTCTCAAAGCGTGATAAGTTGTGAAAATCCATCAAATCGCCATTGATGATGATTGTATTGATGCCATTTTTCACCCCATACTCAAAAGCAATAGTAATTGCATCGACATTGTGGTAGGGGATGTGTAAATCAGAGATAAGAAGGATGTTATTACACTTCTTGTCAAGTTCAAATGGCTCACGTTCCTCACTATACGATTGAGGAATGTTGTAGGGGTTTGTTGGTCTGTTCGGCATATTGGTTATGGGTTTGTAACGTGTTGACATACCTTTACCCTCCAATCGCATTATTCCAAGTCTTACGGCCTCAAGATTAGGGAAAAGAATACTATTCTCTTTATAGACAATTCGAGCAAGTTTTTTAGTCGGGATTTCCCACCCATACTTTTGACGATATTGGGTGAGTAGTTCTTTTTTAGTCATCTACGTTTTATTGCAATAATTACTAAAATTAATAGTCCAATCCACCCCCAAGTAAGGAGTGCGCCCTTTTGCCACCAACGTTTATTTTCTTCTAATTTTTTTAATTTTTGTTCAGCCTCGTGGAACTGGTCTTTGTATAGTTCCGTATAAACAACTTTGTTTATTTTTACTATTGAGTCAGCACAAGGTTGCAATACCTTACGCACACGCTCGTACTCTACTATTGTGGTGTCGTATATCCACGAATAAATGCTATCTGTGATGCGATCAACCACTATCTTATCCTTTTGGATGATGGTTGTGTCGTGTATCTCTCTATCGATGTATTTGGTTATTAATCGCTCGGTGGTGCAAGAGGATAGGAATATAAGTATAATTAGGTATTTCATACGAAGACTTTTGTTTTGCTAATCCTATCCGCTAACCCATTAGTCCCACCATTAACTCGCTTGGTGACCGCCACTATGGTTGGCTCATCCACCCCTTGATCGCATATCTTCCAAAGTCCTTTCTTGTGGAAGAACCAAGCCGCAGAGGTTAGTGGGTACTTTGTAGCCACCAGGTCGGGATTGGTAAGTAAGTCAACCCCTATAAATTCACCAAACGCCTTATAATTTACAAGGCCGGTCAACTGCAAAAAACCTCGGCCACGAAATTTCCATCCATCACCAGTGTTCCTATTCCCATTGCCCAAGCGACATTCATACACAATGTTGGCTATTTGCTCTGGCTTACGAGCGTATAACTTAGCCGTGTTCTTATCAAAATACTTTGGGAATACATTGAGTAGTCCTTGCTCGGAGTAGTTTAGATTTTCTCTAACGTGTTTAAAGTTACCACTCTCGTGGGCGCATTGAGCAAGGAAGTGCGCCATACGAAATGGGTTGGTGATGTCGAACTCACGCGCGACATCAACCAACTCATCATACACTTGTATGGGTAACTTATGCTTTACTTTCGTCAGCATTGGATTGCTGCATTGCCTCACCGATTTTTTGGTTTACTTCGGCAAGTTGTTTTTGCAAATACTCGATGTTTGCAAGTAGATCATAGGCTTGTGCCTTTAGTTCCTTAATGTCCATAGTTTTAAGTTTTTACGAATTTAGGAAATAATTACGAGATTTAGTTTACCCGCAACAAATGAATAAGCCGCGTCATTTGAACCATCCCATCCGAGATAATCATCCCCACTCATAGCGCAGTTGCCATCGGCTACCATTTGAGAGGACTCATTTTCTCCATCAACAACGGAGGAGATGAGTTGATAGTAAAAATTAGCGTTTGTTGCTAAGTCATCATTGATAAGAATAAGGGAGAATTTGTTTGCTTGTTTTTCTTCTCCGTTTTTCCATACTTGTACTGGTTGAATACTCTTTGACATTTTTATTTGTTTTTGTTATTAAGCTAATAATCCTGCGTTTCTAAGTGCTTTTACTATTTGTGGAATTGTATAACCATCAAAGGTGTCAAGGTCAGTAACTGTTGTACCCGCACCACCTATGTATGTTGCACTTGTAACACCCGTTGTCTGTTGGTAGAGTTTAATTATTCCTCCATTCTCCGTTCTAAAGTGAGGAGCAGCGTTACCAGCGGTGATGTCGGCGGAGTATAATTGGAAGGCATCGGCAGGACTTGTAGAAGGAGCAGTACCACTATTTACTGATATTGTCTTTGTAGCACTTGTTCCAAAAGCACTATGTCCAATTCCTAAATTACCCCCAGTCATAGTGTACGAACCACCTACACTCAACCCTGCAAAGCCATTATTATCTATGGTTACTGCGTTTGCACTATCCATTGCAATACTACCAAGCAATGTACCTCCCGTTTGTACGAATACGCAACCTTTTAAGTTAGGGAAGCGTAGGTTATCATCAAAATATGATGTTCCGTTGACACGAAGTTTATAACCAGTATCTGATGTTGTATTTATAAGTAAATTACCACTACCAGAAATTCTTGCTCTTTCAACAGATGTAGTTTGAAATATAAGTGTCCCATCGGTAGCCGTTGGTGCGTTAAATATCACCCCTGCATCATTTGTACCACTTATTGCACTTGTACCTATGGTTAATCCCCTACCAGCTACATTACCAAATCGTGCTTGAATGCTATTAGCAGAGCCTTGAACATCAAGTCTTTGAGCAGGTGTTCCACCTATACCAAGATTGCCCGATGCGTCTAAACGCATACGTTCGGTAAGTGAAGCAGTACCAGTTTTAAAAGCAAGATAACTTCTACCACCTAATGTCAAACCAGCACTTGTTCCACCATCTGCATAAATATCATTGTTTGCATTTCTTGTGAAATACACTTCTGCACCTGAATCATAAACCTGAAAATCACCAACTGTTCCACCAATATCCAATCTTCTTGTTGGACTTGATTTGTTAATTGCAACCCTGTTTGATGCAACATCTATTGAAAATGCTTGTGTGCCAACAAATAAATTACCATTAGCCGTCACACTACTCGAGAACGTGGCAGCACCAGTTGCTCCAAATGTACCATTGACATCTAATTTATAAGATGGTGTAAAAGTTCCTATTCCAATATTTGCAGCCGATGTTATATAAAAAACATTTGTGCCAATAGTACCAGCCGTTGCATTTTGATATATACCAAATTCATTTGCTGATGCTGCCCATAATGCGACTGCACCCGCACCACTTGACTGCAATTCTATAAAAGCATTACCACCACTATTCCTAAAGTTAGCAACTCTTTGGTTAGCTCCTCCTAAATTACCACCAAACAAACCAGTTTGAGCCGTCACACTACTTGAGAACGTGGCTGCACCCGTTATCTTCGCAGTGCCAGTGACTTGGAGCTTCTCTCCGCTATCGGTTGTAGAGCCGATGGCAATATTACCAGTAGAGAATATTCTTGAACGCTCAGAGCCATCTGTCCAAAAGGACATAAATTCATTATTGTTACTATAAACTATTCTACCTTTATATGCAACTGATTCATCTGTAAATACTATTCCAGCATCCGCATCAAAAGCACCTACCAAAGTTAAATAGCTGCTATTACCACTTGAACTGTTTTGTCCGATTAGTGTAGTACCAGTTATACCATTTGAAGCATTACCATTTAATAAAGTATGTAACCTTGCTCTTGGACTTGTCGTTCCTATTCCTAAATTCCCACTCGCATCAAGTGTCATTGCTTGGGTGAAGGTGATAGCGTTTCCAGCAGTGCCAGATGCAGCAACACCCCAAATATGACTTCCAGTATTTGTTTGTCCATATACCCCTGCTGGTCCATTTTTTATATATATATCGGCTGCAGTGCTATTGCTAAAAACGTTATTTCCGATAAAAGTTCCGTCAGCTACATTATAAACAGATGATGTTGTCCCAACTTGAAATGCTTTAGCTGCACTTCTCCACGCACTCGGAGTCACACCCAGACCGAGATTGCCAGATGCGTCAAGACGCATACGTTCGGTTCCATTAGTAGCAAATAATAATGGATAAGCACCTTGCCCCCAAATTAATCTTGCATAACCAGTTGTTCCGCTAATTGCACCACCACCTGCACTATCAACTCCAACATAAAATGCACCGCTTGTATTTTGATAATAAGAAGAAGCTGCTGAAGTACCAGCACTATTTACTACACCGTGTGCATAATTTGAACTTGTAGTTATTATTAATCTACCTCCAACATCAGTTTGCCCAGTCACCTTCATTGTCCCCGTCACTTGTAGCTTCTCGCCCGAATCAGTTGTGCTGCCGATGAGGAGGTTACCAGTTGTATTTAAACGCATTAATATAGTAGGAGTTAAATCACTACCTATTGCAGTATTAACCGCAGCAGTATTTACAAAATCAAAGTATCCTTGATTGATGTCAAGCAATGCTCTTCTTGCACTAAAATTATCAAATGTAGATATGTAACCATCTGCACCACTTTTAGCCTTTGCACCATATCCTAATAATAATGCACCACTTCCTTGTCTTGCACTTATAACACCAAGCACTTGGTCGCCTACATAAATCTGCTCAATAGTTGTTGCTCCATTTGTTGCAACCGCACTACCCAATCTTGACACACCATTTACTCTTGCATTTCCAACAATGTCTAATTTATACGTTGATGTAGTTGTAGTTCCAATAAATAAACCGCCATTGATATAGTTGTTGGCAGTGCCTTGACCATACAACCCCCATCCACTATTGTTTGTCCACGTTATAGACCTCCAATCAGCAGCAGCAGTCAATGTAGGGTTAACAGATAAACCATAAGTAATGCCATTTGCACCACCAGTTTGGTTAATTGTAGGTGCAATATTTGCAAATACTCTAAATGCAGTTCCACTTGTTGGATTAAATGTTTCATTTATTGTAAATGTACTTCCGCCAACAAGTTGGTTAGATGGGTTGTTTAGCAATATAGAAACACCAGTAGTGCCTTGACCGTGAATAAAATTAAACCCAGCCCTATTTGAGCTATCCCAAACACCATTAATAACTCCTCTTTGTGAAGCGGCAGTATTTTCATACCATATTATTGGTATGCTTGTTCCAGCATTATTATTTGCAGTTACTTGCGTAAATCTTAATGATGCTTCAGTTTGTGCATTTCTTATGGTTGAAATAGCTTGACCATCATTCCTAAATGTGTAAATGTTTACACCAGCACTATCTTGTATTACTAATCCATTTGTCCCACTTGTTGCTCCACTACCTTTTATATAAGCATCACCAACAACTTGTAACTTCTGCCCCGAATCACTCGCACCAGTGCCGATACCGAAGTTGCCAGTATTAAATAATCGCATTCTTTCGGTACTCGCAGCAGTAAACCATCTATGATAAGTAGAAGATGCAGTGTCTTTTACAATTTGATAGTCTGTTGATACAAATGCACCAGCAGAACTTCTTGTTGCTATATTAAAATTACCAGCGTTATTAGTAATCTCAGTTATATTAAAAGTAGATGTTGCATCCGTATCTTCTAAATATAATTGCCCACCACCAGTTGATGCTAATTTTAATCTTTTATTAGTTGTATCCCAAGTAAGACCAGCTTCCCCCGCTTGTGTAGTCGAACCAGTGAAGTATGCAACTTGACCAGCAGAGCCACTACCCGTAATACCAGCATCGCTATCGTTCACCCAAGATGTGCCATTGTACTTTAATACTTGACCATTTGAAGGGCTGCTAATCGCTAATGGGAACGTATAGAGCGACCCATCACCACGAATAATCTGCGTAGTCGCACCACTCGCTATGAACTTTTGAAACTTCGTATTCCCCGTTCCATTACCTATATAAAGGTCAAAGGTGTCCGTAGTGAACAAAGGCTCACCCAACGCAGCCGTTGGTATCCCTGCTAATAAACCCCTTTTGAATTTTAATGTATTTGCCATATTACCAAGTTCCAAAGTTTATAGAAGAGGTCTTTGTCCATAAGCCTGTAGAAGAGACATACTGAAGTACATCTCCATCCGCAGGATTTGGGCATAAAACCCCATGTAATTCGTCAAGCTCATATCCATTCTGTATCCTTACCTCAATAACACCAAAGTTCGGATGCGACCTAATAACATACCCAATAAAGACCGCATGAGCAGGCTCTGCTGGTGGTGTAGTTTGTACAAACCCTGCCGTAGTTGATAGCCATAATAAATCCCCTTCGTTATATGCAGAAGTATCAATATTCTGTAGCTCTCCTACAGTTACTACATATCCTGTCTGATTGTTGTTTATTGATGCCTCAGTAACCCCAAAAGTTTTACTTGATGAGATTTCTCCTGACGCACTAGCTAAAGTTATTGTTGGTTTATTACCTGTAGCCCCACTAATATAAACAACCCTAAAAGCTGGGATAGTCGCACCTGTCTGATTCCTTACTAACGTTACAAGATTAGTAACATCATTATTGATATTAATACCCGTAGAGCTAGTAATCTCAACTACTTGTTGAGTTACATTTACATCTATTGGGTTCTGAGTAACGTTAACATCTACTTGTTGCTCAGTTACCGTTAGGTCTATTACTTGCTCTGTATAAGTTATCTCTACACTCATGGCTTAGATTCGTACACTACAAAGTTACCCCAGATATATGTCTTTACTACCCCTGTTGTATAGGTTACCTTCAACACATACTCATAGTTTCCAGCATCTAGATTAACTAGCTTGCTTAAACTTATTTGATTATTGCTGGCTCCTGTTATGGTTATGCCATCCCCTGCGGTAGCACTCCATAAAACTGTAGTAGAGCATCCTTGCGTTATCTCTATCTCAACATTCTGTGAGGTTAGGTTGATAGGTGTACTATTGAGGCTTAAAGCAAAAACCTCTACCCAATAGTCTCCCTTTACTATTTCTATATCTAATTCGGCTGGTTTAAAATCGCTATTCATGGTATTTGACATCTATTATTAAGTGATGGAAGAGTCAGCGTAGCATCTATTCGAACTCCTGCTAGGAAGTCAGGCTCTGCTTCTCTAAAAAACGTTACAGCTATGTTATCATCTGTTACCCAAGTATTAGAAGGAGTACGCAGTCTTGCTACAATATCCTCAGCTACTAGGCTCATATCACTTAACACCTCTAAAGCATCCGTTTCTTGCAGATGCCTGTCTAATAGATAAATGTTAAAAGTGTAGGATAATTGCTTAGAAAGGAAGTTAGCACTTTGCAAATCAATAAACATAGCAGGATAAGTTACATCCTCATCATCTAGCTTATCGGAAAACTCCCCAAATAAAACGTAGTTAATTTGAGGATGACTTGTTCCGTAGCTTTTTATCTGCGATATGATTTGATTTAATGTCATTCTTTTTACTTAGATAAACTTTTAGTTTCTCTTGGTTTTTAAGGTTTGCTTTCTTACTCATAGTTTAATCATAACAACAGGGGGGATTCGAGCCCTGATAGAGGTCTCTAAATATCTTTTCTCCTTTACAGCAGAATGGGTCATCCAGCCATATAGAAGCAGTATATCCATCGTTCTCTGGTTTTATGGCATCGTAGCCAGCACCAAAGTTTAAGTAGTCTGGGTATAGAGTAGAGTTCTGCTTCAGGTATTTGATTAACCTCTGCTTGTAAAACTCTGCTCTAGCCTTGTATCTGTTAGCTATATCTATAAGGTCTTGCATAGAAGGAAGCTCTGTATTATCTGAGCTTTTTCTAACTAAACCTTTGTTATAAAACTGATAAGACAATCCTTGGGGAAGTTCGCTTAAGACATAGTTAGTCAAGCAGTCCACTACATAATCATCTAAAAGGGTTTTCTCATCACAGTTCAAATTACCGCACTCTACACCCTCTTGTAATCTATTGTAAAGAGCCGTTCCTAACGCTGGGAGAATGTACATATCCTGAGCTGTTTTAATCTCAGGCATAATTAGTTTCTCATCTACGTTATTATGCAGACCTGTCCTGTCTTTTATGGTCTCTACTGATATAAATAATATATTAAGGCTCATCTTATTTTATTTTCTAGTTACTACGTTGCTCTTCCACTCGTGCCTACAAAAAGGAGTAGTCCTATCTGTATCTGGGTTTGTGTACCAGCCACCTCTTCTATCCCAAACAGAATATCCTAGTCTTGCACTCATCTGCTCAATATCACTTCTAGAATAAAACTTATTCTCTTTTAGTAAGTATTTACAAAACTCTCTAGATGTGCCAATATCGGCTTGACTAAATCCTGCTCTCCACTCATAACTATATCTAATCAAAAACTCCGTAGTCTTTGGCTTTATTTTTTCTACGATATCTTTTAAAGGCTCTGTTAGTTGTCTTTCTATAATGATATTTTTATCATCTCCTTTTCCTATACTCGTCTCAGATACCTTTAAAAAACCTTTATCTTCTAGGACTTTAAATATCCTTTTAATAACTCCTATATCCTCTTTAAGTGTTTCGGCTACTACCTCTGGAGTAATTCTTTTGTCCTTAGATATTAAATCAAGTACATTAGATTGTAGCTGGGTAACATCAGCGAATAACTCTACATCCTCAAAATAACTCTTCTGCTTCCATACCTCGTAGTTATCCTTGCTTTCTCCGTACTCCGAAAAAAAAGAATAATCTTCAGAGAATTGACTAGGTTGCTCCTTAACGTATTTAGTTAAATCAATACCAGCCTTCTCGAGTAAGTATTCTCTTGGTGCTATTTGTAAAAGTGTAGCCTCGCTTAACTCTATTCCGATAGGCTCTGTAGGTATAATTCTATACTCCCCAGCATAACCAAAATAAGCAGACATCATATCTACAAAACTCTCAAGGAACATTTGCTTACCATTAACGTAAGTATTCTTGAAAATCTCATATCCATCCCTCATTTCTGTCCTAGTGCCTAGCTGACCAGCTACCGCAATACCGAAAATACTAGGAGTAGTAACTTGATGTCCAGAGAAGATGTTAGTTTGAATAAGCGTATCCACCCTACCGAAATCTTCCTTAGTTAAATCCGACTGCCCTAAATCGTCTATAATAGGCTTTCTAGTCGAGTCATTAACAAAAGATAGCATATACTTAATGCCATCCGCACCTGTATAGGTATTCTTAAATTTCCTATGAATCTCGTTCTGCTCTTCCCTTGAAGGTACTCCATCTGGAAGAGTGATTAACTTACTAGCAGAGAAGCCTGTCTTTGCATTGCCTAGAACGTGCTTAGAAACCTCTACATCGCTCTCAATATAATTAAGAGCACCAAAGTACACAGGAAGAGAATAAACCCCGCCATTAGGTCTATATTCCTTCAGATAGTATATCTGCTTGCCCTGTTTGTTATTCGGGTTAAACGAAGGGTAAACCGTGTAATCTTTTTTCTTTAAATCCTTCCAATCCTCCTTATACCAAAACTGAGTATTGTCTTTATTAGTCCTGATTTTAGTATAATCGATATGCCACATCTCAGCTACCCTATCTAAACCCCATATAACCTCAATATAAGCCCCACCAAAGAGCTCAATATCCAAAGATATCTTTCTAGTCAACTCGTTTAAATCCTCGCTTCTATTAGGCTTAGAAATAAACTGCTCGTTACCGCTCCACCCATTACCGCAGATATAGTGCACTTTATTTCTTACTATAGCGTTATGTTTAGCCGACTTGTTAAAAAGGTCAACTAAATAATTAGGATAGTCATTCTTATCCCCATATTGCATATATCCTTCACCCTTTTTCTCACGATACTCTGGCTGCTTAGCCTCTGCAAACTGTACTAGTATAAATGAATCTGCGTTAATCATTGTCTAATTTTATAGGTATCCGTAGTCTGATATTCAGTATATACTACCTCTTCATCGTTTAGCCACATTATCCCACTCTCTAGCTCCGTTAATCCTGTTACATCTGTGTTAGATGTTGAGCTCTGCTGATAAACATTATATATATATTGTCCTCTCGGCTTAGAGCTAAAGTACTTATTTACGTTAAGGCTAAACTTATTGTATCTATCTTTATAGGATGATACATCCGCTGCATACAATAGTACGAATTTTACCTCTAAATTAGTGCTCCTATTTTTGAACACAAATAAATAGTTAGGAGTAGCTAAGGTCTGCTTCTCCGTTAGCGTTAGATATATATACTGCGTCTGACCTTTAGTAAGCTGTATCATCTCTAATAAATGCCAGAAAGAGCGTTTATTATCAAAAAAAATGCCCTCGCTCTTGCGAAGGCATTTCTTAAAAATCAACTGCTAGTTTAACTAGTCAAGCCAGCAATCACACCAGAAGCAACCTCTGGAGCAAGAGAAGGCTCTTTCGCAGTAAATGTCAAACTATATCCGCTTCTATCACCCATAGCAGCACCGCTCTGAGCAGAACCACCAGAAATATCTAAACCTCTAGTTTGTCCGAGATACCAGTACTTACCATTGTTATCACCAACTACAGCTACTAAAAGATTCTTAGCAAGGAGCAGAATTTCATTCCTAGTATTAGCCTGAAGTTTATTCAGGATAACAGTCAACTCCTGCTGATAAAAGATACTTCCGTTCTCTACAGAAGCATTAACGTTCTCTACAAAAGATGATGTCTCTTTTACGAGTTCATACTTGTAGAAACGCTTTCCAGCATCTTTAGTAAGTGCAGTGATAACACCAGAAGCCTCTGTCGTAGAAGCTACATCCTGTAGTGCCATAAAGTACACTTCGGTTATACCACCGAGAGAGTCTTTACAGTCCAGAACATATCCTTGAGTTAGTGCACACGGCATATTAATTAATTTACAAGTTTAAAAAAGTAGGGGGATATTTCACCCCCTATTATATTAAGAAAGGACAAACTTAACTACTTCGTCAGGGAAGGCAAAGTTTACACCCATCTTGAACTCAGAAACAAAACGTACTTGGTCTGCTTCTTTTGCGTAGAAGATTTCAAATTTCTCTTCTTCGTTCAAAAGGTCAGTACCCAAGAACAAGTTAGAAAGACGAGCTGCGTAAATCTTGCTAGTTCCGTTCAAACCTTGTACAGCGATAACTTTAACGCTAGTACCTGGCAAGTAGAATTCGGAGTCAGCTTTACCATCAAATTGATAGTGGAACATATTAGCGTTCTTCAGAGCGATAGTATAAGTACGGAATACATCCATACCGCAGAAGATAGTTACATCATCTTCAGAAACAATCTGAGCAGGGATAGCCCTGTAAACACCATCAAAGATAGCGATTACGTTAGCAGCAGTAATACCTGTTGCAGAAGAGATAGGAGCACCAGAAACGTAAGCAGATACGTTAGCATCTACTACACCAGAAGCAGCTCCGATAAGCTTAACCAAGCCATCGAACTTATTTAGGTTAACGTTACCAGAAGCAGTATCACCTTGCCACAAAGCGGTCTCAAGTTGAGCTGCGATTTTCTTAGCTTTCTTATCGGTAAACTCTTGCTCGAAAGGAATCGCATCGTACATAGAGCCAGTAGGAAGTGCCTTCTGGAGATACTTAGATTCCAAGTCTTTAGGGCAGAGAGCCTCATTTACTTTAATCTTTCCGATAGTAACAGTACGCTGAGTAAAGCTAGTTGAACCTGAAGCGTTAAAGCCACAAGAACCACCGCTCTGGAAGATAGCGTCTGTATCCATGATATTGATGGTTTCAGCAGACTTAACTCCTACCATCACGTTACCTGCACTCTTAATCAGAGATGCAGTTTTTGCACCCAAAACAGAACTAGTAACCAGCAGAGCTTCATTCTGCTCGGTATAGTTTGCAAGTGCTGATACGTCAAATGCCATTTTTCTTAGTTTTTATTGTTTAGAATTGCGTTGCGATATCTATTAAGTCTTTCGAACTTAATGTCTTTTGAAGATTCAAACTTAAAGCTAGGCTTCTCAATAGGGTCAGCCTGTGGTACTTTAGTCAACTCTTCGATTAGTTCAATTACTTGAGAAAACCCCACTACTGATTTCCTTTCGATTTCAGCGAGTTTGTTTTTCAAGATTTGATTCTCTTCAGTTAGAATGTCGAGCTTAGCTTGAAACTCAGCAGCCATCTCTTGAATCTTCTCATCCTTTACAGCTTCAATTTCTACCTCTACTGATGGCTCTTCAGCTGGCTTAATTTCTTTAATCAAACCACCTTCGGTTACAATCTTCTGCCCATCAGCAAGTTCATGCTCTCCATCAGGAGCAGCAGAACCATCTTCAAGCTTAACCTCACCGCCTACTTCAAGAGCACTAATCATTACTTTAGTGCCATCAGCCAGAGAGTATTCAGCCATTTCGACTTTCTGCTCTGGCTCTTGGGGCATATCTTCAAAGAGTGCCCTTATTTTCAAAATTGCATCTTTTGGATTCATAATACTAAATGTTTAATTATAAATATAGTTACCACTTAACCTCTGATAAGATTTTCTTTACTTCAGCTAGTATCTGCTCATCCCTTCTTGGTTTCTTAGAATACTCAAAGATTCCTTCTACTGAAAACCCATTTAAATTACCAGCCTTAGCCTCACTCCAAGCGTAGTCGTTATCTACTTTCATAGAACCAAACCAGCTGCCATCAGGAGCATCCTCAAAACCCTTCATCGGTAATATGCCTCTAGATTTATCTGATATAAAGGATTCAAACATATAAACATCCTCTAAGACCATATCTTGCCTGTGGTTAATGTTTACATTAAACTGATACTTTTTCTTAAAGTACCTCTGAACAATCTGGAAAATAGTATCCTTAGAGAATATAACATAATACTCGCCATGACTATCATCCCTGCGATATATTGGAGTATCTGCCAGCATAATAGCACCAGAAATAATACGCTTCTCTTCATTGGCTATACTAAATTTAACTTTATCGTTAAACGCTTGCCAGTTCTTCTGAATAGCTGGTCTCTCTACTAATGATACGAAATTCACCTCAGCATTATCGCTCAGGTCTTCGCTTATCATTAGCTCGTAAATAGGAAGTTCCATAACTATAAATGTTTGTAATGTTTATTTTTATCGCTTACCCGAACCTAGCTCTTTGTTTAATAGCTGCTATCCTCTGCTGGCTAGCCGTTATATCTGTCTCTACTACATAGGCTCTAATAGCACTATTTCCTAATGCGTTAATGCTAGCCTGATTTAATTGAGTTAAGGTGGCTTGTGGTAATGGTGGTGTAACAGGTGATAATCTTGATGTTGATGGAGCTGTTGTAGATATATTACTAGAGCTAGTTAATAAATCCTTAGCCTTTTTTATATTAGCCAAAATTCTAACTAAACCAGCAGCAAATTGTGCTGCACCAGAAGCTCCAAATGTCACTGCGTTAGTTGGGTTAGCCTCTGAATTTTTAGTTAAGCTAGCAATCGCTGCTGCTGTATCTATTCCAATTTGAGCTAATGTAAATGCACGATTTGCCTGTGTCTGTTCACTTGATAATGTAGCTAATGCACCTACTACAGCACTGGCTTCATTTAATGCGTTAATTTTTGATTGTACTCCAGCTTCGTCTAATTTTTGCTGTTCCTCTTTGTATTTTTTAAATATAGCATATTCCTTTGCTGCAAAATTTTCAGTCAATAATGCTAAATCTTCACCATTCTTTACAGCTAATTCATATTTTAATTCGTACTCTTTAGATAAAGCAAATAATTCAGCATCTTGCTTTTCTTTTAAGGTATCTGCATTAAGCTGTCTAGTTTCTACTTCTCTAGATATGTTAGTCTCCCTAATTTCCCTTTCTTTATCTAGTTTATCTTTTAGTTTATCCTCTTCTTCTTTATCATATTTAGCATTTATTTCTAGTACCTTTAATCTGTATTGCTCTTGAACTAAAGTAAAGTCAAATACACCAGCTTTGATTAATTCGCCTTTCTTTTCTTCAAATTCATCTTCTGCTTTGAGTATTTCCCTATCTCTTTCGGTTAGTGTTGCCCTATATGCTTCTATTTGTACTTTTTGTGCAGCACTTTCTCTATCTGCTTGTTCTTTTTGTAATTCTAGAATTTTCTCATTCTTTTGCTTTTCTTTTTCTAAAGCATCTTTATTATCTTTATCTCTTTTCTCTTTTTGCTTTTTACTATTTTCTTCTCTTTGTTTATCCTCTTCAGCATTCTGATTATAACCTAACTCTAAATATGAAGCATAGGCATCTTTTGTAGCTTTTTCTCTGGCACTTAAATTATCTGTAAATTTCTTTAAAGTTTCTGCATCTGAATTATCTAGAGCTTTATTATATAGTTTTCTTGCCTCTTGTTCTGCTTCAAATGCTGTTGTATAATCTCTATATGCGTTGTCTAATAATTGCTTTCTTATTTTAGCCTCGTCTGCACCTTGAGCCTTTAACCTAGCTATTTCTACTTTATTTCTTCGTGATACATCACTAGCATTTGCACTTAAAATCTCATTTTGCCTTTCTAGTTCATCATTTAATTTTTTATTTGCTTTAGTTGTTTCATCTGTAGTATCCGCCCAATCTATTAAAGCAGTTACTAGTTCACTAATAACTACTACAGCAGCTAAAATACCTGTTGCAGCTATTGCTGTTTTTAATACACGAAATGATATAGCTGTAGTTTCTGCAGCTATTCCTAAAGCTCTTAATGTTGCTGACGTTACTGCATTAGCTGCTGCATTTGCCTTTTGGAATACAGTTGTAGTTTCGATTACAGCACCAAGATTTCTAAAAGCATCAATACTTTCTCCAATACTCTGCAATCCTTGTGATAATGCTAGTGCACTTTGAACCTTTAATAATTGCTTTTCTAACTCTTTAGATTCTGCTCCAAAAAGACCTATAGCACCTTGTATTGCAGCAAAGCCTCCAGCTACCCCACTAAGAGAAGATGATAATGCTTTAAATTTTGCATCAGGATTAAAAGCTTCAGTTAAGGCTTTTGCATCTCCTATTCTATCCCTTAGCTCCGCTGCCCTCTTTGCTGCCTCAATAGCCTCTTTGCTAGTTGCTCCAAACTTATCAGAAAGCATAGATACTTCTGCCTGAGCCTCTCTTAATTGTTTTTTTAGAGAGCCTACCGATTGGTTAGCATTGCCTTCTATATTTATCTGATAATTTAACTGCTCTGCCATCTTAATCTATTTTATCTATTACTTTTAATAGCTCAACTTTTGTTAATCTATTCTGTATAGGGTTATAATCTTCAATTCTATTTAATCTAAATAAAACATTATCAATATATATATACTTAGAGAAGTCTAGATTTTGTATATCTATAGAATTTAAATATACATCACATATTAAAAGCTTACTATCCTTATCTGTGATTTCAGACATATAATCTGAATAGTTTGCATTAAAAAGATTAGTACGAGGATATGTTGTAGCAAAGAAATATATTTCTCTACAGGCACCCCAATTAATGTCTTGAGTTGGAGAAAATGGGTCATCTAAATGCCCAGCATAACCGTAAGAATTTAAACTAACTAAAGAGGTAGAACCATTTTTAATACTATATGTATTCCTTCCTGTTATTTTTTTGGCTTGCATTATTTTTATAACACTATCCATAGAATCCTCTGTAGTTCCGCTGCTAGATAGTTTATAGATTGCTGGATATATTTTGTCAGTACCATCTAATTTATATAATACTCCTGCTGAAAAAATAATCTCCGTACTATCTGTTTCTTTAACAAAATCAAATTCAGTATCGTAAATAAAATCACCGTAGCCCTCATTGAATTTCTTCCTATAGTTTTCTGCGTAGTAATCATTGTCTGGCTTATATTTAAACTGATAATATCTAGCGTTTATTTCGCTCATTGGCTTTATAGTCCAATTAGATTTATCTACTTTATCTGTCCAGTCTATAGTTTGACCAGTATAAAATTCATTAAAAGGTTTTATTATTATTTTCTTTTCTTCTACAGGGTCATCATATACATATAGATTGAACATCTTACATATAGAAATAAAAAAATCTTTCTGATAAATTCCTTTTGGTATGAGATTATTAATAGTAAGAACCTCGTTGTATATGATTGGTACATCTGAAGCTACCGCATTAGTTACAGTAAAATCTCCAGAAAATAATTGATATAAAGTAACATTAGCACTCATCTCTACAGATAATGTATTTGTTGCGTCTAGTTGTACATTTTCTGCATCTAGATTTAGGCTATATATTTGAGTGTTGCTTGTAACATATCTAACCTCTTGACTTATTATTGTGGTATTTTTATATAAGGTTATAGTTGCTGTTATTGGTATAGGTGTATTGATTTGCAGTACTGGTCTGCACTTTATATTAACTATTGTCCCGTTACTTCCTGTAAAGGTTATTGGATTACTACCAGTAAAACTACCAGCCGTTAATATAGTTATAGGCAAGTATTGGTTAGAGGTTAATTGTGTTTGAAAGTCTGCATTAAAAATTGTATTAGATACCTTACTAACTACTTTCTGATTATTAGGTATAACTAACCTTTGCATTAAGGCAGAAGATAAGAAAGTGAAATCCCAAGTATAACCAGAGCTTGCTAATATCTTTTCTAGTATTTCTTTTACATACAGGGCAGGTCGAAATGCTTTAAAATCGAAATCTATTTTATTTGTTGAAAGACCTCCGTAGTCAATTAAAGGAAAATAAATACCTGAGCCATTTATATTATCCCAGCTCGCAGTAATGTTTGTATAATTCCAAGCAGTATCGTATGCGGAGAAATCTAGGTCTTCAAGTTTTGCTTTATCGAATTTAGCATTAGAAATACTTGTTATAAATCCACCTAAATCTCCAAAGACAGAGCACTCGTAATTGACCTTTCTCTCTTGCTGTGTTATTTGTAGTATTCTGATAACGCCTTTGAATATCTGGATATTGTCTATAAAGATTCTACATTGAGCAGATACGCTAGCGTTGAAGTTTGTATATACTCTTGGAAGGTTAGGGTCGTACGGATTGGATAATGGAAGAGAGAAAGCATTACCGAATATAGCGTTATTATTTGGAGTACCTGCTATATTGATAGTCTTACTAAAGCTAGTATTCCTACTAGCAAAATCTTTAATATCGTCAATAGCATAAGAGAACTCCGTGTCTATCTCAGAGTTTAAGTCTAGCTTGTTGTTCTCTACGTATATCTCAGTCCTCATCTAAACTGGCTATTTATATTTTTAGGAATCTCTGCCTCTAGTTCTAAGTTGAATACTTTATCTACTGCCTCTGTTTTAAATTGATAGTTATCCGTTGTTATATACAAAGGAAGATACATAGATTGAACCTCTAAGTAAACTGAGCTTGAGGATACAAGCTGGGCTAGGAAGTCATAATCTATCTGTGAAACCCAATCGCTTGTTAGCTTTATCCTTTCGGTGTGCCTAATACTAAACGGAGTCTTTGTTTCATTAAATCTATTATAACTATCCCATGTTTTCATTTGTCCACTGCTTCGCTGCCATTCGCTGCGAGTGTAGAAATCCCTTTCATAATTTGCTGAGCGTCTAGTAACAAGACTAAAGGAGAAGGTGTCATATCCTCCGAGTCTGTTAAGAAAGTGTACGTTATATCTAGGGTATTTGTTGCAGTCGTGGTAGATACGTACTTTTCGGGAATTTCCAGCTCCAGATATATAAAATTCATAGGAGTAAGTATTTTCTGTTATTAATGTAGAGCCAGCCCATGTATTTATAGCAGCTGCCGATAGATTAAACATATTGAAAGAGCCTGACATATTAGCTAGAGCAGAATAAGTAGCCACTAGCGTTCCTGAGCTATCATAGGTTTTTACATACGCTGTTTCGTTTACTCCCTCATATTTTAAAAAGGAAATATAAAACCTATCTCCGTATTTTACTTTGACATTACTAATATCCCTCTCTGTTAAAAAGTTATCGTAATAGTTAGCTAGAGCGTTAGTATATACGTTCTGTACAGTTGTATTCCCAGAACCATATAGGTCAGAGAATATAGGATAGTAAAAGTTAGAAGCAGAGAAATTACCACTAGCTAGGTTTGTAGTTACCACCCCAGAAACCTCTTCGCCTATTTGCAGTTGATATGCTACGCTGTATTTGTTATTAGATGTAACTAAGATACTGCTTCCGCTAGGCTCAAAATAGTTTGTTATATAATTCCTGACTATAGGAGCTGAGTTAAAATACCCATAGGTATCAGTAGGATTAGGGAATACTTTAGAACGAGATACTAGTGTACTATTAACGAGTACATCAAATACAAATTTAAAGTTAGTAGTCCCTGCGTTAGTAGAACTAGTCGTTATCCAGATATCGTCATTAATCGACTTGTCGTTTGGTGGGTTACTTATTATCGTTATTGCCATACGTTCTAAAGTTTAAAATAATATCACCGCCTAGTGCTTCCGATACTGCGTCTTTAAAGTCTTGGGTAAAGTTTTCTTTAATAGCCTTATCAAAATAGAATGTCGCTCTTAGACCATTCTTTTTAATTCCTACGGATATCGCATAGGCTAGCCTTTTTTTATTCTCTGCATCGGATAGGACTTTAGCTAGTTTCCTTCTCTTTCTCTGTACCCCTGTTAAGTCCACCTTATCTAGCCTGATTGATTTCCGAGCAAGGTTCAGCCAAGCATAAATACCAGCAGCCATTTTACGATTAGGGTATTTATTCTTGAAGCTATATTTACCTGTATTTTTTTTAGGCTTATCACCCCCTACTCCACGTACACCCTGATTGACAAAATCGTAGTATTCAAACTGCTTAGAATTAATAGGATAGCCTACCTCTAATAAATATCCTGTAGAGGTTTCCGATACCTGCGAAGCTGCTACGTCTAATAAATCCCCAGAGCTTATAGCTTTAGATTGGGTTAGGTTCTTAACAATACTTCGGTTAAAGTCTATACCTGCCTGAATCAGAATCTGTTCTAATATAGGAAACTGAGCCTTATCGACCTTTGAGTAGCCCGATGTAAACCTATTAACAAACTGGTCTCGAACAAATTTTGCTTGTGCTTTCCTCACGCATATAAATGCGTAAAATTTAAGAGATTACCTGAGAAAATCCCTGTAAGCTTTAATATATGCTAAAGCATTTAAATACTCTAAGGCTGGTAATTGATATGCTTCGTTAAGCGAGATACGATAGTATTCTGCAACTTGTGTGGTGGTATATTGCCATCCATAATACTCAATAAATCTGCTAGAGCCTTTTCTGCCTCCGCTGTCCCCTTCGTTTCCATCTCCATTATCAAATAAGCCCTTGAAACCTCTATCCATATCCGATATACATGATAAAAAAAAACAATAGAATGATATACATCTATAAACCTAGCCTCTAGCATATCCTGAGCGTACTCTTCGTGCTTAGAAGCATCGTAGCTATCATCCTTCCATCCTATTAAGGTTTTCTTCATAGGGACTATCATACTAGCAGCTAGCTTATGTAGGTTGCCTACCAAATCGGTCTGGAAGTGTTTGGATTCGATATACCTAGCAGCGTGTAGCTTACGTACATCATAAATACATTTGTATCTTTTTTTATTTACGTTAATATACTTTACAGGTTTTCCTTCTATATCCTTATTTAAAAAGTCCAGCCGTTTAGCTTGGTCGTTATACTCCTGTACTGAGAGGCTATCTACTTGGTTAGCTGTCCATCCGTTTATAATCCCTATAAACCTATCTACCCTGTCTAGCGGATGCTCTATCTTATTAGCCTCTACTATCTGCTGGTATTGAAATACGTTCAAGTCTTTCCAATTCATTTGCTATATGTTTCGTTGTAGTATTGTTCTGCCGAATCATTATAATTTCCATAAGGTGTTACTCTTGCACAAGCATTTAAATAAGACTCTGTTATCTGTTCCTTCTCCATCTGTTTAGCTTGCAAAAACCTAGATTTTATTTTCCATAAGCTATCATTATTTTTACTTTTAAAGTAAACATTCAGCCTTTCTTCGAGCCATTCTACTGCCGTTTGTTGTGCCATATTTTGTATTTAAAAAAACCCCACCATAGAAATGGCAGGGCTTATGCTACACCTATGATAAACTTCCTTCACTTTGCTCTACTGCAAATTTTAAATCTAATCCTAGAGCGTTAAATAGTTTTGTAGCTACTGACACTCTTGGTAGGTTTCCTTTCTCAATCCTGTTTATTGCCACGAATGAGATACCAGATTTCTCTGCTAGTTGTTTCTGAGTTAGCCCTGCTTTGTTTCTTTCTTCTTTTAAAAGTTGTCCTATCATATATTTGTATTTTGTTCTAGATTATCTAACGCTTCTTTAGTTTTATAAATTTGGTAATCTAACTTTTCAATTTCATTTTTGTATTTATCTATTTGTTCTTGTAAAGAAGCTATTGAAATTTTAAAATGTAACCTTCTATTCTGTAATAGTTCTATACCATTTTTTAGAGTTTCTGATGTATGTATCATAAATCTATATTTGGTTCTATATTATCCTCTATCTTGACTCTTTCCTCTTTAGTTAGCCTATCTGTTATATCTATCTGTACTCCTGCTATATTAATATAAACCTTAGTTAAGTTTACTTCGTAGCTTGAATCATCAAAATAGTGGTATCCATGACATTCCTCTACTCGTAGGGGTTGGATGTCTGCGTTTACTTCGTATTCGACTACGCAGTCTATTAGCTCGTCTTGTGTATATGTGTGTTTCATTTTTTTCCTATTTCTGTTTCCATTAAAACGATTGGCTCAACAGGTGTATGATTCGCTACAACCTGATTGTAAAATGTTACCGCCTCTTCGAAATTAAAAGTAACTGTACTAGGGACATAGCTATTATCCTTCATAATATGATAATAAATTCTGCCTGTCTCGTCTTGCTTTTGTAATAATTGAATTTTCATAATAAGTGGTTTTTTGGTTTAAAAGTTATCTGCTAATATACAAATAATGATAATGATAAAAAAAACTTTATAAGGGTTTTTTTGGATAAATGTTTCTAGGTTGTTCATAATGTTACGCAGTTGGTAGGATGCTGCTCCCCCTTGTTTAGTTTATAATTCTTCTTTTGTCATTACGTATTCTACTGGTATTTTTTTTCTGCATTCAGAACCTATTCCTATAACCCAAGCATCATTGTATTGGCTCTTGTCATTTTTAGGATACATACAACCACCATAAATACTATTGATAAAATATTTAGGGTTTTTAATTGCTTTACCGCAGCAGGGACAATGTTCATATTTATTTGATTCTGCCATTTCCCTATTCCTTTCAAATTGTTCTTGTGAATTAAAAAAAGGGATATCTAAAATGTTTATAGGTTTCATTGTGTTGTGGTTTTATTGCAGTTGTTAGGATGCTGCACCCTTGTTTAGTTATAAACGAATTTCGTGGTTATCCCAATGGTTGCTATTTAAAGCATAGGATTCTGGGTTCTCTAATTTCTCAATCTCTTTTGAAATTAAAAAAGCAGATTTGTCTCTTTGTTGCTGGTCAAAAAATGTTTCTGGCATTACTGCGTAAATTTCCTCTAACTGATTCCTAAGTTCTGAAAGTCTCTTTTGTGTGTTCATTGTGTTGTGGTTTTGTTTATACAAATATAAACCTATTTTTAATAATAACAAAAATATCTTTAGTTTTTTTTATAAATTTTTTCTATATACCTATAGATAGAAACTATAGAAATGAGTACCTACCGCTTCCCATCTTCAGGCTGAAGTTAGAATAGGCTAGGGCTAGGGCTACTACGCAGTCATCATGGAATCCCGAAGGAGCGGAATACCTAACCCCGTTAGCCGTAAACTGATACTCGAACACCTCTAACTCGTTTACAATAACCCCATCTGGAAACCCGATAGTCCCCTGATGTATAGCGGTCTGTAGCCCGACCATCAGGTTCTGCTTGCTTTGACTCGTAAACTTTAGCCCCTGCACAGGCATATTAGCCCTTTGCAGCTCCTCAAATATCGGGTCTCCTACTCCAGTACTATCTATGAGCATAGGCTTCCTATTGAGGCTTAAAATCGCTTGTTTAGTATTATGCCAATCCCTCTGGAATCTCTCTAGGTAGCATACGCTTCCATTCTCGTCTAGCCCTATGATAACTGTCCAGTCGTAACTCTTAGCTAGGTCTATCCCATAGCATACAGGAGGAAGGGTGCTTATTGGTCGGATGCACTTACGAATAAAATCCGAGCCGAAAGGATTAGCAGAGTTCTCCATTGGGTTAGCCATGTACTCCTGCTCAAAGACTGCAGTCGGTAGCTGGCTTCTCGCCTCTTCAATCTCTTTGTGGTCTATATAAGGGTTATCGTAGGTAGTGTATTTAAAGCTAGCCCAATTAGGCTCGCCTCCCTTCATGAATAAGCTATAAAAAAAATTCTTACCTCTAGGAGTAGAGAGGAATAAAGCCCAGCCTTTGTAGTCGGTTAAGGTAGGTCGGATAGAGTTTAGCCATCCTTGTTCTAGGTCAGGAATAAAGCTAGCCTCGTCTATAATTACCCCATGAAACTTCCTACCCCGTAGGTTGTCTAGTCGTTCTCCTGTAAAGAACTCTACCATCCCTCCGTTCTGGAAATATATTTTTAAATCTTTTTTAGGGAGTGGTGCTACGCTTCCTAGCTTTTCATAAAACTGCTTAGCTAGTTTATAGGTAGGAGTGATAAAAGCTATCTGCTCTCCCTGTACTGCTTTACTGACTAGTTTAATAATGGCTAGCTCTGACTTGCCGAATCGCCTCCCACACATAAGTACGTTAAACCTTGCTGGGCTATCCAGTACTGGGTCTTGGTTAATATGTGGTTCGGGTATCTCAATCGTCATAGAATAGACTTACCTCGAACAAATACTACCTCTACTTTATTCTCTGAGTTAATATCCATCTGCTCTTTAGGTTTGCCATATACCCTAGTAAGTAAAGTTTCTATTGAGTATAGGCTGCCCTTCTCTAGGCTTTTCTTCATAGCGTTAGCAACTGTCTTTTCTAGGATAGTAGCTTTAGGATTCTCAAATACTCCTTTTAACTCCTCTAAGTCCATAGCCATCATAGTCTGGATTGTATCGTTTATTTCTGATAGCTTGTATCCTTGTTCCTTTAGTAAACTAACATACTTTCTAGGTCTGCCGTTAGGGTTACCACTTTCTCCCTTCTCCCATACTTGAAGTGCTCCACCATGCTGTTGCTCAACTATCTTTGCCATTGTTATTCCGTTGTTTTAAAGTAAGGTTTACCATTTCTTTTGATTTCTAAACTTGGGTCTAGTTTAATCATTCTGTCTAGTATTACTTGGCAGTATTTAGGGTCTAGTTCCATACCATAACATTTTCTTTTTAGTTGGTGTGCTGCTAACATTGTAGTTCCAGAACCTAAAAATATATCAACAATTATATTAGCATCTTTACAAAACTCATTAATCATTCTGCTAATTAACTTAGAAGGCTTCATTGATGGATGTTGTCTATTTCTTGCCTCGTTTGGGTCTTCTTTACTTAAAAATCCAAACCATTCAAAATCTAAGACAAATCTTTTATGTTTGTTTAATGACCAGCATAACTCAAAACAATTTCCAATTCCTCTTTGTTGTGCTTCACTACTTCTTTTATTCCAGACAAGCCAACTTCCATCTTTACCATAGTTAGGTAATAAATCTACAAAGTAATCTGCCCCCCAAATAAATATTTCTTTTGTTTTAGGGAATGAAGCAAAAATTGTGTTTATTAATTCTGGTGTAAAGTCTTCATTGTCACCTATTATTTTATCATATTTATTACCTGTTTTATTACCTTTAAATCCTATTGAATTTTCAGTACCTTTTATTTTTGAATAATCAGTATCTAAAAACATACCATAAGGCGGGTCTGTAAAAACCATGTCTGCTTTCTGTCCATTCATCAATAAAGCCACTTGGTCACTATCTGTACTATCCCCACAAAGTAACCTATGCTCACCAATCTCAAATAAATCACCTATAACTATATCTGTCTTTAACTCCTCTGGTATTTCGTAGTCATCCTCTACTGTTTCTATTTCCTCTGCTTTAAAGTCTGGTATATCTAAACCCCATTCGTTTAGTTTTTGAGTATCCCATTCGTTAGCTATTAACTCCCAGTCCCATTCTCCATAACCTACGTTGTCTTTAATGATAAACTCTCTTTGCTGCTCCTCTGTTAAATCTTCTGCTTTTATTATTGGTATATCTGTTAATCCTGCTTCTTTACAAGCCTTTAATCTCATATTACCGCCTAGAACTATCATATCTTTATTAACTACAATAGGTCTAATATCTAGCATCTGTGGAAAGTCCTTTATACTCTGTACTAGCTTTTTAAACTTATCGTCTTTAACAAGTCTTGGATTATTCGGGTTAGGCTTAATATCTTTAATTGATACTCTCGTCATAAAAAATAGTATAGTTGTTGGTTTCAGAATATAAATTGTTATAAGTTTCCCAGATAGCAGCAGCCTTGTTTAATCCTTCATCCTTCATCTTTCTGTAATCTGTCTGCTCTCCTACGTCATGCCCTATATGAGAACTTTGTAAACCTTTTATGTAGTAACTTTTAAATCCTAGTTGAGTTAGCCTTAGTCCGTAATCGCTATCCTGCATACCATAAGGGTCATATGCTTCGTTAAAATATCCTACTGTGTCTATTGCTTTTCTTGGTATTATAACATTTCCGAATGTTGCCCAAGTAGGATGCACCTCTTTGCCGTTTATTACCTCTGTAGCTGGAAGAGTCTCTACGCAGTATATCCCACACATTCCTGTTTCTGGGATAGCGTATAAATGCTCTATTGCTATTAGTAGCCAGTTGTCAGGCATTAGTATGTCATTGCCACAAAAAGCTACCGCATCATAATCTCTCGTTTTATCTATGCCCTCGTTTAATGCAGCTGCTATTCCTAGTCTATCTATCCTAAATAAATCAAACGGATAGTTACCTCTATGGAAACTATCAATAGCTTGTTGAGTATATGTATGCCTTAGATAATCAAGCAGGACTATGGCTACCTTCATTGCTTCCTATGTATTTAGCAGGATTACCTGCGTATTTAGAATATGCTTTAGTTATTAGTTTTTTGGTTACTACCGCTCCCATTCCTATCATACATCCCTCAGATATGTTCTGCCTCTGGTGTATGACTGCGTTTAGTCCTATGTTTACTTTATTATTTACAACGCAATGACCTCCGACTTTAGCCCCACAGCTTATAATAACGTCATCCCAGATGTGTGAATCATGTCCAATATGCACCCCCTTCATAAAGAAATTGTTATTTCCTATGTAGGTTATATTTTCCATCCCTCCGTCAATAGTCACTAGTCCTGTAATTACATTGTTATTACCAATGATTACAATATCATTAGTCTTGCCCCAGTTTGTTTTATGCTCTGCAGGTGCTCCGATGATACAATAAGCTCCTATATAGTTATTCTCTCCTAATACTACGTTAGGATAGATTATAGCTGTTGGATGGATGAAGTTAGTAGAACTTGCCATAGGCTTCCATAAATTCATGGTGCTTTTCTTTTAGGAAATCCATGTACTCTTTTTTATCTCCGTATTTAATATGACACTCCCTGCAAACTGCCATTAAGTTTTCTATTACGTCTTTTTCTTTACTACCTCCCATACCTCTGCAATCTATATGATGCGTATCGCAAGCTCGTCTGCCACAGACTTCGCATGAAACAAAGTCCTCCTTCCCATATCCAAAATAATCAAAATAAATCTTGGTGTGTTTTCTCATAGTGAACCATCTTGTAGCCTCTGACCTTCTTTATCGTCTATCCTTCTATACTTTTCATGCCAGAGCGTATTAGTTAAAGTTACTGATTTTTTTACTATCTCCTCCTCACTAGCCTCTGTAAACAACAAGTGCAAACACTCATGTACTAATATCTCCAAAGCCTTCTTTCCTTTTAGCCGTTCGTCAATCTCTACAAATCCAGCACTATCTGCTAAGCCCCAAGCCTGATGCTTTCCAAGTTTTTTGTATTTGACTTTAATTCTCACCTTTTAACTCTAATAAATCTGGTCTATCTATATCTATTGGTTCTATTTTATTCTTTCCTCTAACCTTTGCAAGTGCCCTCTTTATTACTTTTTCTTTCTCGTATATCTCTGTTAGCTTTTGTACTAAATAAACCTCTTGCTCTTGTACGGTCATCTTGAAAAATTTTTTAGGTATCATCTGCTAGGCATTATTAAGTGTCTTCTTTCTTTAATTGTCAGAGAACTTAATCTCTTTCTATTCGTAGCTCCGCAATTTTTACATCGGTACATCTCATAAACATTTGCAGAAGTATAATACTTTTTACCCTGCTCCTGCAACTCATCGCTTCCACAATTCGGACACCTGCTTTGCTTCTCATCTAGAATATGCAGACCTATATTTGGGTGCGGTGTTATCCAGCCCCTAATTGCTAGGTATGTTTCTTCTAGGATTCTAACATCGTTAATGTTGTATCCCTCCATTTCCGCTAAGGCTTTCTTATCTCCCTGCATACATCTCTCCCATAGCTCAAAGCCTCCTGTATCACTTTTCCTATGCAAATTTAGTATTTTGTTTACATAGTCCAGCTTATTTGATGTAAACCCAAATTTCCTACGGATGTGCTTTAATGTATCAATAGTCAGATAGGGAAGCGGTGGCTCTAGATTGTTAATAATAAACCTAGTATTAAGTTTAGGAATATCAAACTTTTCTCCGTTATGTGCGATTACTATATCCGCTTTGTTTACCAGCTCCCAGATGCCTTTAATAATTCTGCTATCGTTCTGCTCTAATACCTCTTTAGGCTGGAGCTTAGCCGAATAAACCTTATCCTCAAATAACCATTTAGCTGCCCAAGTCAAACAAAACCAATCGGATTGTATTTGATTTAAGGCTACGTTCTGTTGCCATATACCCCAAACATAAGCTCTAATAGGTGCGGTTTCTATATCTAGGATAAGTACGTTTGCTCCCGTCTGCTCTCTGAATGGTTGCTGGTTTTTAGTATCGTAATTAAGTGGCTTCATAGTTTCTTTATTTCGTAGTCCCTTTCTGCTCTTCTCTCCGTTATGTCCCCGATAATATCTAACGTAATGCCTAGCTCTTTCTAGGTCTATAAATACCTTAGGATTCTCTTTGTATATCTTGGCAGCTAAAGTATAATCCTTTAGCTCAGGATAGAGCTTTAAATAATCCAGAACTATTTGTCTCATATTAAGACGTATCCGTTCTTATCTACCTTATCTTTTTTATGTAAATCGTGTAAACTATTTATAGAGTACCCGAAAGTTTTTTGAAAATGTGGAGCATCATAGAACTTCCAATCACCGCCCCACTCCCAGCCATACTCTTTAAAAATAGTAACTACCTCCATCCAATCCGCTTTGCCATCCGCATCTATATCCGCCTTCTGGTCATAGCTTATCGTCTCAAAAATCCAGTCATTGTTTTTATCATGTAGTAAAACAATATCAACAGCTAGACCATAATTATGATAAGACCTTCCTGCTTTAGCGTTAGTTACTATCCTCCCTACCTTTGTTCTACCTATCTGATAAAGAGCATTCTGCTCTGCAAATGTCCTTAGCGTATGCGTAAACCTGCATACTACTTTATTACCTAGAGCCTTAGCTATCTCCTCATATAAATCCATAGCCTCATCCCTGAGTTTGGGATGAAGCATCTGGATACGCTCTAAAGTAATTTTATCACTTGGCATCTTTAGCAAAAATACCAATCAGAAGAATGCCTAATCCTTCTAAGGCTTTATGCCAATCTTTATTTAAGATACCTTCTACTAAAAGAGGAAGTCCTGCAACTGCACCGAATAAACTTGTCTTGATGTTTTCAAAAAGCTGTTTCATTGTTTATGTTTTAAGAGTTTCTGTGCTATTTTTTCTACTCCCCTAAGTCCCATAAATCCTAAGAGGAACGCTACGCTAAACTGATGATTTATCTTATCTATTCCGAACCAATCACATACAACAGGAGTCAAGTAATTAGCAGAGGCTACTCCACCAAACATTGATACAAGCGTACTTCTAAAGTCCTCTTTCCTGTCTATAAAAAATATCGAGCCGAAAAATCCAGCAATACTTAATCCGATATTGATTCCTAGTTCTTCTAACCTACTCACCTTTTATTTCTTTTAGTTTACGTTCTGCCCATTCAATTCCTGCTTGCCCACCCCATGCGTCTACGGCTAAGCCACCACATCCTTTAGAGTAGGGTACGTCTTTATATTGAAGATGCCTTGCAAATGCTGACATCCTAGCTATCGTATCTCTCGAAATCGGTTCTTTTCGACTGAGCTGGTAAGCTCTGGCTTTCCCTACGGCAGTCAGACAATCTCCCCAGCCATTCTTTTCAGCCCATGCTATAGCACGTTTAGCTGCATTTACAGCAGCTTGTGGATAATCGTTATAGGAGTCAGCCATAGCAACCCTAATAGCAGCCCAAGCCCTATGTGCAGCCTCTTCGGTCTGATATATGCAGGAGCCATTCCCAATTCTGTACCTACCGTTACTGCACTTTATTACGGGCATTTTATACAATTATTCTTGAATAAATGTTGAAACGCAGGGAATTTATCGCATGAAAGTTAAAATGCTTCTCGCAGTATTCATATAACTTTAGTCCACTCTCCTCTCTCATTTGTTTATCGTTCGTTAAATTTTTTATATGCTTAAACCAGTCGGTTTGTTTTCTAACATAAAAAACAGGTAGATTCAGATAAGGGTTAACTTCCGAGACTATAGCTGGGTTTTTCTTTGCTGCGGTTTCTAGGACTTTAAGATTGCTCTTCATAGAGTTAAATGTATTATTCTGTAGAGGTATTAGGCTGATATCTGAATCCGCATACGCTTCCATGTACCTAATAACCTCGTTATATCTATATATAGTATTCTCTATCCTTCTGCCTGCCGTATAGTAAAAGACCATATTATTCCAAATGTCTTTCTCAACTTCATTATACCCAGCTAAAACCATTTTAATATCTGAGCCTACAAGTCTTTTGATAGGTTCTTTTAAGATTTTTATATCGTGCTCGTGTGTTCCAGAGCCTGACCAGAATAGCCTGACCTTATTGCTTTCTATCTTATGTTCTCCAAACTGCTCCTGCCCATAGGGTAAAGCGTTAGGTAAAATATAAACATTTTTGTTTATTTTACTAACTTGGTCGGCTAATCTTTCGTGGGTAACAGTACAGGCATCGGCTATCCAGATAAAACTTTTTATTTTCTCTGGGATGTTAGAATAGGCATATCTTTCGTATAACTGATGCGTAGGTGGTAAATCCCAATAGTCATCGTTATCTACTATTATTTTAAATCCATATTTCTTTCTCCACTCTTGTAACTGCTCTACTGAGTTCGGGATAAGCCTATTAAGTACTAGGATATCAAATCCTTTCTCTAGCACCTCTTCGTTAAGTACATCAGTAATTAGGCAGTAATCCTTCTGCATATTAACTAGCGGAAGGATAACCCGATGATAGCTCACCCCTGAGTGCTTAGATGCTAGTCCTAGTATTCTCATTTTTTTGGTCTGCCCCTTTTACGTTTCGCATCTTCTATCTGTGATTCTACTTTTATCTCGGACTCAATTTGTACATGATTCTGTACAAGATTCTGTACAGATTCTTGAGGTAGAGATAGGTAGTATCCGTATAACCTTTGAAGCATTTCCATTACGCAGGAGCTACACCATTTGGTTAGCACGAATTGGCTGTCTAGATTTTCCCTGTATATGTGCTCGTACATATTTAAGAGATGGATATCTAGGTTTCTTACATAACCATTCTGGACTGTGTGATAATTGCCGATATTGGCTTCTAGATAATCTTTGTGTTCTTGTTTCATTTGGTTGCCCATTTATAGTATTTGTCTAAAAATAATTTCAATAAAGGTGCTAATACTCCGCTAGCAAACATCACCAGAGTAACCTCAGCTACCCAATCAGGAAGAAAGAATAGTCCTAAAGCTACCCATGAGGCTAGGCAAGATGCACAATTAAAAGGCTTAAAGTTTAGCTTCCATTTTCTATGGAATCCATGTATCTCTACAAAGAATAAAGCAAAAGATAAGGCTGCTGGTATTATCATTTTCTTATAGCTTTTTTTAGTCCTTTCTTAGTTTGGTTAATAGTCCTAATAATTGACATATATGGAATCCCCGTAGCCCTAGATAGCTCTCGTGCGTTTCGGTTGAACTCATAAGTGTATAGCCGAAATATCTCCTTATTATACCAATATAACTTGTCAAATATCTCGGCTAAGTTTTCTGTAGGGTCAGGTTGTTCTATGTCTGGTTTCTCAATAGGGGTATATTCTACGAAGTCCCTAAATTTCTTAAAGAACTTTTTATCTGTTGATTGCACTAAGTTAAGCATAACTCTAACTACATAAAATTTTAACTGCTTCCGCTCGTAAAGTTCAACTAGCTTTATTTCATCCATCTCTGCTAGGATTAAGAAAAGCTCTGATTTTAGCTCGTCTTGTAGTTCAATAGGGTGCATCTTGCCGATAGCCGAGTTTACCTCCTCGCTATTCCAGAACTCTACTAGGATATCGTTACGGCTTGCCAAACGGAATTAATATAGGTTGACCTTTATCATCCTTGCAAAGGTAGGCATATCCACCGCAGTTTACTACATCTTGTAGCCTCTCAATCTGCTCAGGGCTTAGTCGGTCATTCTCTGTCTTAACCTCACAAGCTACATAAATACCATCTTTAGAGTATCCTTGTAGGTCTGCCCATCCTTTCTGGACTGTTCCCTTCCTTCGCCTGACTGGGATATTGTTCACACGATTCAGCCTGCAGCCTTCCGCCTCTAGCTTTGATTTTGCCCACTTGGTTAACTCTGCTGCCGTCATATCCGCAGTGCGGACAGATATCTACTGCCCTTTTATTTTTATGTTCCGTTAACGTGTAATAACATTTACAGACCGAGCACCGCATATTTTCTTATTATTTCTACCTTCAAAAATACTTGAAGCTCATAGCCTTGAGCTTGAAAATTAAGATATTTTCCCATATTAGCAAAAACTTGTCTAGGAATCCGAAAGAACTCTCTATCAATCTGTAGGTTTACATACTCTATATCTAGCAAATTAAATAGCTCGTTTGAGAAGCCATAACTCTTAGAAACATAGTGATAGTGCCTAGCTGAGTTTCTTTTAAGCCATAGGGTTTTACTATCAAAATCATATTTAGCTATTGACTTCGGTCGCTTGCCTTTTAGTTGTAGCTTGACCTCCGCTGGCTTTCCTGTAATTAAATAGAATTTATTTCCGTATCTATCTGGGTGTTCGTATATCATAACAAATAGTTTTTACCGATTAAATCTCCTTTAGTGCTTTTAACGTAATTCATTTCAGGATAGAAGTTATCTAGGTACTTCTCTTCCCACCAGCGACCTTCGTGCTGAAAGTATTTTTTCCCGTTTCTAATCTGCCAATGCAGGTCTTTTCTTTTCTGATTACCTTCGATGTAATCTTTTACTTTGTGGACTTTTTTCATAATAAGTGGTTTATTTGATGTTCGCAGCATATCTGCCAAAGTGTTTCTCTGTACTCCCCAGCCTGCTCATCGTTAAGGTGTTTAGACCTCATCCGAAGCTCTGCCTCAAAATCTTTTACTACTTGTAAGATGTCTAGGCTATGGTTACATACATCGTACCTCCATTTGTCAAACTCATCCTCTAAGTTAAATTCAATACTCGCCTTCATTTTGTTTTATTTTAATTAAGTAAATCGCTATCTCTAAAGCTTGCTCGATTGCGTTATCTATCCCTTTAGATAATTGGTCAACGTGAGTTTGTGCTGAGTCTTCTCTAGCTCTTAATCGTCTAGCTAGCTCGTAGAGGACTGGGTCTGTGCTGTTGATTGTGATAAAATCGCTCATTGTTTTGTTTTTAATTGTTCAAAATATAATTTAACTACCATTCTTTTACATAGTATTTCTATCCTGTCCTCATCGGCTAGTATCTTTTTAGCCTCCCGTTTGTCTTTATTTTTTATAGCCTCTATAGTTAATTTATAGATTTCTGCTGCATCATACTCAAATAACTTTTTTTCGTGTATAATCTTAAAGGCTGATAACCCCATAAATATATCTTCATAGCTTACAGGGTTTTTTAAGTATATCTGATAAATATAATCAATATCTAAATCCTCCTTAGGTAGCTCTATTTGTTTAGCCTCTGGTATTATAGGAACGTAATTAGCGGTCATAAATCTGGCATAGCTTCCTAGCATTCTAGAAAGATAGAGGACTGAGAAGTTTTGATATGTTTCTGGGTTCTCGTCTAATTTATTTTTTACCATTAACTCAAAAGCAAGGTCTAGTTCTCCTATTGGAAGGTTACCATAATCCTCCTGCAACATATTTACCATATACTCCACCTCTGGCTGACTAGGTAGCCTATCTCCTTTAATACCTAAGAGCATTAATCCTTTAGCTATTATTGGGCTTATCTGATTAAAAGCTAATTCTTTTATTTTCGGTGTTGACTTGCGTTCCTGAATCTTCGTGCTTAGTGTTAAGTTCATGTAGCCAGTTTGTATATTGTGAAAGTTTAGTTTGCTTAGGTTGATTTGTTTTTATCTCGAATAAACCTTTATACTTATTAACTATTGAATGGTTAACTATTTGCCGAGCCATTTCTATATCTCCTCCAGCTAATTTATACAAGTTGTCAAAAGCCCTCTGTTCTGTTTTAGGTGATTTGTATTTATCACGATGTTCCTCTTTCTTGTATAATTTCCACTCTTCCCAAATTTGATTAAACTCTGTATTAATTGTATTTATATTTCTATTTTCATTTTCATTTTCAATTTCCATATGCTTAGGCATATGCTTAGCACTAGCATTTTTTCTTCTAGATTCTGTGAATTTAGAACGCTTTTCAGCCTCCTCATACATCCTTTTGTTTATATAATACCCATCTACTAACTCGAATTTTTCATATACTTCCGCATCATATCCCCTGCATATGCTCTGCATATCCTTTTCGGATAGCTTGCCTTTTTGGTGTTGTAGGCACAACAATCGTATATACCTACCGACCTGCTCGTCTGTCATCGTAAAAGTTCCGCTTAAAAAATCGCTAGTGTATAGAAGCACTGCTGGGTCTTTTGCCATAAAAAATAATCCCAATAGGGTCTGGAGTGTCCGCTCCTCGCCCCATTGGGAATTAATAAAGTTAATAATATGAAGTCGGACACCTTCATAGAGCTAAAATAAAGCTTTTTTTTATTCTAGAAAAATTAATTTTTTTACCTGCTCCACCTTCATTTTATAGCTCTCGTCTGTATCTATTAAATCTTTACAGGTCTTTATAGAGTGCACCACAGTAGAGTGGTCTGTATTCCCAAAAGCCATAGATATTTCTAGTAATGTCATATCGGTATGCTCTCTTAAATAATAAGACGCACAATGCCTAGCTAATACTACTCTATGTCTTCTGGATTGTTCTCGGCAGTCCGTATTGAATACATCGTTAACTGCGTTAATAATATCCTCCGCTGGACATAGTAGCTTTTTCTTTTGTACAGGTACTTCCTCTAGTAAATCCTCTAGCTTAGTAATCATCATATAATGACTTTTAATAAGGCTTTTAATTTTTTCTCTGTTCATTAGAAAGGTAGGTCATTTGGTTTCTCTTCCTTTATCATTACTGAATACATCTTATTACCAAACTTATCTAGCTTGTCCGATTCAAAACAGAGATACTTATCATAGCCCTGCTCTTTTTTAATAGACAATTCTAGATACTCTTTTCCTGACTTAGCTTTGCGTTTAGTTAAAAAGATTCCTTTAGCATAATTCGGTTTGTTCTGTTCCATCGATTATTTCATTTAAAAATTTAGCTTCCTTAATTGGGTTCTTCTCCCAGTCTTTTACTATTTCCATAATAAAGTTAAATCGCACTTCATCATACCACATATTGTGATAGAGTTTTGCAAGCAATACCATTCTTTCGGAAGGTGGTACTTTTTGGAAAGGGTTCATAAAATTTGCATTTTAGCTTTTTCAAAACTAATTATAGTACGAATGTAATCTATCTGATGCACCCCAGAGCTGTAGCATTTCTCAAAGCCTGTTTTGAGCCTAGTCCAATCCTTAGCCTTAGCCTTTATCATCATATTGAAAGTAGAAGCAGAATACTTATCCAAAAGCTCTAAGTTGACTTTACATTCGATATCGATAACCTCGTCTATTTTATATTGACATTCTACAGAGTATTCTCCTGCCCTAGTTATTAATACTCCTAGTTTTTCCATACGCTCAATTAAAGGCTCGTAATCTTTCTCTAGTGGCTTCTGTAAAAAGTCAAGCATCCTCTTGTAGTGGTCTTGGTATTTATCAATCATTTTAATGCTTTTAGAGATTTTTTAATATCGGTCTGATTGTAAGTCATGCCCATAGCTATTCTATCCTTGTCTTGAATCTTGTTAGCCTCTAGGTTATTATATGCCTTCTCCCATTCGGATTGTGTCAGTATTGATTCTATACGGATTGCTAGTTGTTCTTTCTGCCTTTCTTCGTAAGTAGTATTCTCTAACATAGATAATAGCTGAAGCCTTGCTTCTTCTCCTACCTCATCTACTCTGTTAATCGCTTTACTAACCTCGTCAGCCGATGCTATTCCTGTGTCTATTCCTAGACCAAAAAACGCACAGCACCTACCGATTGCCGAAGTTTCTGCATTTTCCAAAGCAGATGTATGATTAACATCCTTGTAGTTACTGCTTTCTATTTCTTGAGCTAAACCTGTAAAAGTCCTGACCTGCTCATCATAGATTGTTAAGGTAGCTTTAACTACCCACATTTTTCTTTCTGGAAAATACTCGTAATCGGTGTTGATTGAGTAATTGTAATTCGCTGCTAAATACTTGATTCTTTCGGATACAGGAATATAATCCTTGCCCTTGATTTTTACTGTGTTCATAATAATGTGGTTTCTGCAAATATAAACCTATTGTTTCAAATAGAAAAATTTATTTTGCAAAAAAAAGCCCAGCCTAGACAGACCGAGCTTTTAACCACATATTACCCACCAAAAATAAGACAGATAAAAGAAATAAATACTTATACTTATCCGCATCCTTTTTCAAACTATCCTTCTCTTTGTTGATAGTTCTAATCTTCTGAGCCATTTTAGACGTATCCTTAGCCGTTTTATCGAGTTGTTTATTTAGGTCTAGGATGATAGCCATATCATAGGCATAAAGGCTGTCAAATCGCCTCTTATTGCGTTTACGCTCGACCTCTAGCCTAGCTGTTGACTCTATTGTCTTAACCTCCCGAATGATAACTGTAGTATCTATATAAAAAGTATCCCTAGAGTTATAGATTACTGGAATAGTATCTATAACCCTAAGGGTATCCGTTTTAGTTTCTACTATAGGAGGATATTTCTCTAGGCAAATTTCCGCAAGTTTTCTATGCGGAAAACATCCACTAATTAGAAGAATCAGAGCTATTATTCTCATTCTGCATAGCCTCAGCTATTTTCTGATTAATTTCCGCTAATTTCTTCTGCAAGTACTCTATCTGAGCCAAGCAGTCATAAGCATCGCTTTTTAAAGATTTGATATCCATAGTTAAAAGTTTTAACAAATATACTACCAAGTTCCGAAATCACCAACACTCCAGCTCCTATCTGCCGTTAAATCAAAAACTACATCATTTATAGTTATTGTTCGGCTAGTAGGTACTGCGTTTAGTGTTGTAGTTGTAATAGCCTCCCATTGAGGAGCTGCACTACTTGTTCCATTTCCTGTCTGGGATAGAAACATTTTAGTAGTTGTCGTATTCCCAGCCCTGCGAACAGGAGCACCAGCTGCATTTGAATAAACTAAATCACCTAGAGAAGTAAAAACGTTACTCATCTTTGAGTTAAACGTACTCCAATCCGCACTTGATAAAGCACCTCTATTAGAAGCAGATGCTGTAGGTATGTTTAAAGTAATAACAGGAGTAGTAGTTCCATCTGCTACGCTCGATGTTATATCCGTTCCTGTAGTCCCAATAGTTAAAGCTGCTACACTAGTAACCGTACCTACACTCCAAGACCTATCCGCACTAAGGTCATAGGCTACGTTATTAATCTGTAACTGCCTACTAGTCGGAACACCACCTAAACCTGCTATTGTATAGTTAGGAATATTAAAAA